TTCCGCTGTGGGGGTCAACACCTCTAACCAAGAATATGATACCCAAACTTCCACCTATCCATTGACTTAGATAATCAACATATGGGTCACCACCGTCAACACCTTGTTTATAAAAAATATTTATTTGTTGGGTTATTTGATTCTTTAAACTTGAACTTAAACTATTCGAACTACTACTAATAAAATCATCGTAAGTTGTTCCTGTAATAACTTGAAAATATTCAATGTCCGTAGCAAATTTATAACTTTCAGTAGATGCCGTTGTTGCGCCACTTAGAACATAATTAACACTTTGTGGTAATTGACTTGATGGGTCAGCATAATTGATTGTAATGGTTTTACCCTGAATTGTTTTACCAGTAATACCCGTTGTTGTACCTGTAGTTGGTGCTTTTGGGTTTGGGTCTTTAGACAATGAAGGTTGTTGGAAACTTAATAATTGACCTGATGTAAACGTGTTCTGAATACCAGGGTCAACAATAAGAGCCATAATGTTATCATAGTGAAATGTTACGGGATTCAATGTTGGTTCAACTTGAACTTTAATTCTGTTTGAACCTGGATAAACATCAGAATCAAAATATTTTGATTTAAGATTAAATTTATTTATTGTTTCCCATATCGGTAAATTATCAATAAATGTGATACCAGTATATATTGGTAATTTTTTGGTTTCTGCATTTACACCAAAACCAGCAAAGGTTTGTTGGATATCACCACTTGTTGAATTCCAATTTACTCCGTTAAAAAAATCCGCATTTGGTGAAACGGCAGATTGTGTGTTACCACTTTCTAACTCTTTAGCTGCATCACTATCTTCAGGAACAGTTTCAGAAGAACCACAATCACAAAGTTGACATTCAGGATAACTAATATTTGGTAATGATATTTTTACAAAAGGATTTGTTAACGAATTAAAAATATCACTAAATGATGGTGGTTCTACACATGTAACATTGATACCAATTTTATCAATCGCCCTACATATAATATACACCAAATTTGCAATTGTACCATATACAAAAGTAATTAACACTTGAAATATGGGCCAAATAAATGCCAATACATGGACAATAGGAAGTAATGCCAATATTGTATAATAGTTAATTGGTAATAATATATTAACTAAGAATACTAAGAAATCAAAACTTTGTACCCCGTCTGTTGCCGGGAACTTATTGTTTTCACTAGCACAGGAATTGTCGGTTATTTCTTTAATACCAATAAATTTAGACCTGTTAAATCCTTTCTTATATTCATCATAATGTTGAGCAACAGTATAAACTTTATTATACTGCATTTCATAAAAAGTATCTTTACAAGCAATAGCGTCTGCTTGATTAGTATAACCACTCCAATCTGTTCCAAAATAATAAGAACCAATAAACTTTTGATAGTTTGTATTACCAGTGTTTACAATGTATGCAGGGTCTTCATCTGAATTAAACCAACCATATTCTTTAATGTTTGGTACTAAAAAAGAAGCTCGTCTAATTTCTTGAGACTCAAAATTTGTTGGTTGGGTATATTTGACTTTAAATCTATACTTACCTTTTGTTGGAATACCTATTTTTGGGTCTTGACTAAAAATTTGTTCTCCAAATTCATTGGTGGTTACATAGTCCAAATTCATTGGGATATCTGTAACCCAAGTACCATCACCATCAATAACTTTACCACCTTGCGGTAATGTACCCTGTTCTAAGATTGGTCTTCCTTGACTGTCTTGAAAAATAGTTTGTCGTACACTTATAATTTCACCAGGTCCAACCGATAGATTACAAAGGTTACCCATGTCTCTTGGTGGTTTACAATTTTTTTCAATCGCTTCATCATCAATACCTGTAACCAAAGCACCCATGAATATTGATGTTGGTTGAATGTTAATACCAACACTTCTTAAATCAAAATCATTACGAGCAATGTTTATTTGACATATTTCAGGTTGACCCCAAAATGGATTAACATCCACACTCTGATTAATATTAACAATCTGTGGTAATGAATATAAATCACTTGATGACTTAAAATTAACACCGTCCAATTGGTCGGCGTTGGCTCTACCCATACGAATCAAATCTTGTGGTGATTGTGAGAAAGGACCTATGTCAGATAAGTCACAATCCATAACTAAAGTGTGGGTTCCAACAGGAACACCCATAATCATATAGTCACCACTACCATTTGTTTTTACACTAAATTTGTAATACTTGTCATAAACCTCAATGACTGCCGGATTTGTTAACACATCATTTCTTGTTGGAAAGGTTCCCGTAGGAACGTGTCCACTATGTTGTTGGCTGTAAGGTAACAAATTATATCTATACCCATCTTCATTTACATCACTAAATGATGTGTATGGATAAAGTGTCTCAATAATTTCATTTTGAGCATCTTCCTCAGTTAAGGGAACAAATACTGAGACTCTAACATTTGGAACACCATAACCACCGTTAGCAACAACACGACCAACCACAATACCGTAATCAGCGCACATTCTTGTGTAAACGTCTTCTGACCTTACCTTTAATGAAAGTATTTCAAGTTGTTCGAAATCTTGGTCTAATTGGACGTTAATTTCTCTGTCAACCCCGACCTGTGTTTTTAATCTAATTGTTTCAGGCATCCTGTTCTTTTAATTGATAAATAGTTTATGCACTATTTTCTATAAAAATAAGAAAGGATATGATAAAATAAATCATCAACTAAATGTAGTTGTCTGATAATTCTTAACTCTTACCACAATATCTTTAGATGGGAATCTAATTTGATATATCTGACTTGGCTCTGCAAATATGGTATTATCAGTTAAAGAAATTTTCTTTGTTGCTTCATCTGAATAAGGCATTGATGTTTGAGCTGAACTATATTGTCCCCCAACTTTACCAAAAATTGAAATGTCCGTCAAACTGACAACACCATTTTCAGCTTGGATAATTCTACTTAATTCTGAAAGAAGAATATTTTCACCCAATCCTCTAACTGCTGGACTAAAGAATGTTGTTACTCTATCAATAACGTTGGATATCACAACTCCTGAGTTTTGTGTTGAATCTAACACAACTGAAACTTCAACACCCAAGTCAATTGCCTCAGCACTACCGATAGTTACGTAGTCATTAATCATTCTGTAATTAGAAAGATATTCTGCCAAATTTTGTTTTAATGTTTGTGAAACATCTGATGTTAAATTACCACTAGCATCATATGATAAGACCTGTACATTAATCTTATTGTTATTTTCAGTAATAGATACTTTAGCAGGTGCACCAAACTCACCAGGCATGTTTCTTATAATCGCTTCATAGTCATGAATGGTAACCGCTCTGTTTTGTGCTGCAAAGTTAAATGTCACATAGTTTCTAACTTCTTCAGTAGATGGATAACCAGCCCCACCAATAGCTGCGGTTACGTTATTACAAGTTAATGAATTAATTACTTGGTTGTTAAGAATATCTGATGGACCAACAACTGAAAAATCAACAGCTCCGATTTGTGTAATTGTGTTTACACCCAAGTTTGTCGCCAAACCACCACCAATTCTATATTGAATAAAGATTGTAGTATTTGCTTGTGGTGTATTACCCAAAGACATCGAATTATTTTGGTATCTTTGAATTTTTAATGGAACATCCAAAGTTGTGAACTGTCTTAATTGGTCTTCAGCGGTATTTGTTCCCCCACCAAAAGTAAGTTTTATAAACCCTTCAGGTGTGTATTCTGTAATAAATCTATCTTGTGTTTGAATGTATGTTCCAACTTTAATTGCCGGGTCATCAGATGGTTTTGATGGGTCCGCGATAAACACTCTATCTTCAGCCAAGGCTGGTACTTCATACCATCTACCATTTGGACTTAAGAATTCCTGAGCTGTTGGTACGTTGGAATAAGCGGTACCTTCTCTCTGAATAATAGATGTTACACCCAATACGTTTTTTTCAGGTAAGAAAAATTCAAAGAAAGGTCTTACATCGTTTGGTGTTATTACTCTTTTGAATACCTTTGTAATTCCGTTTACAATCGTTTCTCTTTTTGTAATCGTATAGTTAACCAAGTTTCCATTTTGGTCAAAGTTTGGAATTTTTAATCTGTTTGGAAATCCGTCTTGGTTAAATGGTGATGCAAAGTTTACATCATATAATGTTTCAAATACTTGGCCAGCACCATTAACTTGACTACCACGTCTTAGAATACCCAAATATCTTTCATCTTCTTTATCACCAAAAGCAGGAACAGTAATTGAAAAATCAATTAAGGCTACGGATGGTCTTTGACCAGGAATTTTTAACCCATAAGTTCTTGCTATGTTATAAATTGATGAACGTTGTTGTGCATATTGAAGAACTGTTTCTTGAATACTTCTATCAATATGGTAATGTAAATTGTCAGCAACCGCTGCGTTCAAATCCAAAAATACTGAGAACACGGAAGCGTCATTAAAGTTATCAATTAATTCTGGATAATACGTTCTCGTATAATTGATAAGTTCCTGACGAATTGCTTGGAAATCTCTTACCGTGTATGAAATTTTTCTTTGAGCCATTTATGTTAAATATTGATAATAACAAAATCTTTTGAATTGAAAACATCATTACTAATAGAATAATCAATTCTTACTTTTGCGGTGTATTCAGATACGTTCTGATTTGGTATGGTTAATTCGGGATTTATTACATTTCCCGCTGTTGTGACTGTTTCACCCGCAGCTTCAGTATCAGGTGCAGTAATTGAAATATTTGTTAATTGTAGTTGTGGCATGTACCTTTCCACCGAATCTCTAATTTCAGATTCAATGTTTCTAAATGTTGGTCCATCTAATGGTTCAAAGATATATTCGTAAAGTCTTGTACCAAAATCTGGTAAATAATATCTTGAACCTTTTCTTGTTAATAATAAATGAATTAGATTACTTCTGATTTCCTCAGCAGCGTAATCCGTTAAGTCCAAATACTTTCCATCAAAAGAATCTACGAAGGGGAAACTTAAACCGTATGTTTTACCATTAGCCATTGTCTATAAATATAGTTGTATTCCCTTTTTTGTGAGCAGGAAAATACGGACAATGACGACAACCATTTCCACAACAGTAACCACGACTTAAATGAAATTCTTTTGTGAAGACATATTTTCCATGTTCAATATAAAAAGAAGAAGGGGGAAGTTGTTCACTTCCCCCCTCCGTAGATGTTTTTATATCTTTCTTATTTAATTTCACAAGCTCCACCAGCACATGCCAACTCACCACTCAAATCTGTGTTGTCTTGTAATTCAACAACCTTTGATAAGTCAATTGACTGTAGTTTAGAGAATAATCTTTCATACTCTTCTTCAGTACAATCTTCAAATGGTGCTTGAATATAACTTCCACCATCATAAGGTAATACTGATAGACCATTGTAAAAGTCTCTGTTTTCCCACATCCACTCACCAGCCAATTCCCAATCTTCAGATTTCAAACTGATTGTTGCTGATACGTTGTGAGTATTAGAACCTGTTCTGTGACCTGGTCTAACCCACTCTTGTGTAATTTTCTTAACACGGTCCAACAATTGGAATGGTGATTCTGTTCTCAAGATTGCTCCCACAGGTGCTTTTTGTGGAACAGAAATAACCGCTGTGTCGTGTGGACGGAAAAATTCATCTTCAACCAACTCAGGGTGATACATTGCCAAGTATTGGTAGATTGCTTCATTCTTACCTACACGGACTCTACGAATATAAAAGTCGTTGTGCCATGCGTGGATACCTGAAGATGTTCCCAATGTCAGAGATGTAGTCCCTGCAGGTTTTACAGTAGTTGTACGAGCCGACTTGTTAACACCAATCAACTCAGCAACTCTTGCGTTTTCTTCTTTTACAAGTTTAGCAGCTTCTTTCATGTTATAACCCAATACAACACCTGAACCGATACCTGTCATAGATACACCAATCAATGCTTCTTTTTCAGTTGTACGTTTCCAAATGTCTCTCAAGTAATGGAAATCAGTATAACCCGCTTGAAGTGTTCCGATGAACGCTGCAGCTTTAACACGGTTGTTCAAATCTTCTTGTGATTCAATGTCAGAAACATTTACCTCACACAAGTTACAGAATTGGTTTGGTCTCAAAGCAATTTCACAACATGGATTAGTTCCCCAATCTTTGTCGTTTGTAAAGTAGATACCAGGTTCACCCGCCCCTGATGCTTCAACACGTTTCCACAAATCCATAAAGAATTCTTTTGTGATTTTGTGTCTAACCAACGCAGCCGAATTGTTTGCTCTTCCTCTTTGTGGGTTTGTTTCCCACCAAGCACCTGACTTACAAGCAATCATCTCGTGGTCATCAGCTGAGAACAATGAAATCAAAGCCGCTCTACGAATACCACCTGCAAGAACTGCGTCTGCAATGTGACATACCATATCGTGAACTTCAATCGGTGTCATCTTTTCACCATCTTCTTTAGCGTCCAACATACCTTTTAGTTTATGAAGACAATCCTTCAATGGTTGAGGACCCGGTGCTTTACCACCTGACGTTACAAGTTGAGCCCCTTTTGGTCTAACGTCTGAGAAATCAAATTCTGGTGTTGACAAGTGTTCACCAAAGTAAGATTTCATTAATACTTTAATTGCGTCAGCCCAACCTTCAATAGAATCACCAACCAAGAATCTTCTTGTTCTATTCGGGTTAGGTTTTCTAATTTCAGGAAGTTTTTCTACATGGTGTTTTTGAACTGAGTATCCAACGCCAGTTCCACCTAACAACAAAAACATTGCTTCTGAGAAAGCGTCCAAGTGGTCAATAGGTAAGTAAGCACAGTTGTAGATTCTGTTTGGAGAAATCTCAATTGGTTTACCACCAAATTGCATTGACCTCATTGAGGGTAATACTTTTTTAGTGTACACATATTGATATACGTTCACAATTTCGCCAGCGATTTGTGGGTATTTCTTAATATGCATGTTCATGTTTCTTGTTACTAATTCTTCCCAAGTTTCTCTTCTTTCCAACTCAGGGATGAATTTTGCGTACTTCATGTAGACAGTTAAGTCTGACAATATCTTTTGTGATGCGTCCATTTTGTTAAATATAATTTTTTTTGTTGTTAATTCAAGTTAGTTTCTTGCTCCTTTTGTTTTCTTCTATCCATTAATTCTTTAATCCTATCTCGTTTTTGGTCTTCTTTCTTTTCTTCAAATCCTAAGAAAGTTACTGAACTTTCAGTATCAATTTCGAGAAGTTCATTATCAAATTTACAGTTTTCAAATATAACCCCATCTTTACCCAAACGTGATTTGGTGATTGCGATGGTTGCTAAGTTCATTTCTTTTTGTTGTAAAGTTTTAGCCACGGAAATGATGACGTGTCCAACTTGTGCCTTTTTGATAGAACCACCCATTTGGTCGGTGGTAACAACCTCAGAAGATATAGAGCTTCTGTTACCCTGTGTTGCGGTCCAACCGACAACCGATAATTCGTGACATAACGCCTCAAATCCTCTCATAACTGAACCTTCACTTTTCCATTCATCACCCATGTTTTTATCGGGTACAACACAATCAATATAGTCCAAGACTATCATGTCAATATTATGACCATCAGCAATCATCTTACGAATCATGTTTTTAATTTGGGTCATAGTGTGTTGGTCTGAAGGTAGTTTTTTAAGAAACAACTTGTTAGTCATTTCTTCTCTCACTACACGAGCTTTTTCCAAAACTTCTTCTCTATGTAAAGGTAATAAATCAGGAGCAATACCTGTCCACATAGTGAAGTGTTTTCTTTGAATTACTTTTGGATTGTCTTCAAAGAACAACTGTAATACATCGTATCCGTTGTTAAATGCTGAGTTAGCAATCTTAGAAAGAACTGTAGTTTTACCTACACCAGTTGGTGCTAAAATAACACCGAGTTCTCCTTTTGCTAAACCACCCTTAAGTAATTTATCAATACCCGTGATTCCCATTGGAATTGGATGACGGAAATCTTCATTTAATACGTCATCTAAATTTGTGAACACGTCTTCGATTTTGTTATTGTTCTCCCCAACTTGTAAAGCGGTTCTTACCAATTCCTCAAGTTTGTCATAGTTTTCAAATTCGCCATTGTCAAGAATTTTTTGTGATTTTGTAATCGCTTTCTGTAACTCTTGTTGTTTACAGAACTTAAGAGATTTCTCTTGTACGAAAGACGCTCCTTCAGTTGGTGCATCTTTTACTTGTTTAATGGTATCGTTAAGAATTTTTAACATTAACTCTTGAGGGAATTCACTTTTCACCATTTGTGAAAGTGTCTCAAAAGAAGGAGTACAATCATACTTCACATAATACTCTTTAATAAGTTGGAGTAATGTTTTGAAGTA